TTTATACCTTTAGCTGAAGAAGCTAAACCAAAATCAATTAAAATTAAGTAATAAGTTTTATTAAAAAAACGTGTCCTAGCAAATGTTTTTACGTATATTATAGTTATGAATAAATTAAAAGCACTTACAACTTTAGATGATGAAAGGTTAGCACCTTACTTTATTACTAAGGATGATTATTGTTGGACGGTGAATGAAAGAGTTACACCAAATCAAAATCATTTTAGAGCAAAAAAATCAAGTAAAATATACAATAAACCAAGAGCATATTTTCCTAATTTAGGTCAAGCTTTAAATTGGATATCTCAAAATCAATTACATGATAAGGGAGAGTCTACAATGGACGATGTTCTTAAAAAATTTAAAACAATAGAAACAAACATTAAATCATATACCAATGAACTTAGAAGCACTATTTGATGCAGTCATAGTTAAACCTATAGACAAAGAAGAAACCCTTTATGGAGGGATAATTGTACCCGATATGGGTAAAGAATTAAATGAGGTAGGTGAAGTTTTAGCAGTTGGACCTGGTAAATTTACCCACTCAGGAGAATTTATAAAAACAAATATAAAAGTAGGAGATAAAGTAGTATTACCTACTATGGGATTTACTAAATTACAATTTGATGGGGAGGAATATTATGTTGGTCCTGAAAATCAAGTTTTAGCTAAAGTAAAAGATGAAAATGCTATTGAAAAAGCAATAGCTGAAACGAAAGTAAGTGACATAGATAAAGAACATTTAACTGATATTTAATATGAAAAAAGTAGAATTTGGAAAAAAGGCAAGAACTAAACTAGTAGAAGGTATAGATATCTTAGCCGATGCTGTTGTGTCTACATTAGGACCTAACGGTAGAAATGTGTTTATACAAAAAGGTATTGTTGAACCACCACAAAGTACTAAAGATGGTGTTACAGTAGCTAGAAGTATAGTTTTAAAAGACCCAGAATTAGAAATGGGAGTTCAAGCTATGAAATATGCTGCTATAAAAACAGCAGATAAAGCAGGTGATGGTACTACCACTTCAACTCTTTTAGCAAGAGAAATGGTACATGCAGGATTAGAGGGATTAAATAATGGAGAAAATGCTGTTAAAATTAAAAGAGATATTGACAAATCAGTTAAACAAGTAGTTTCAAAATTAAAAGATATTGCTGAGGATATTAGTGATGAAAGTCAGTTAACTCAAATTGCTACTGTTTCTGCTAATAATGATGAAGAAATTGGAAGTTTAATTTCTACAGGTATTGAAAAAGTAGGCCCTAAAGGAGTTGTTCATATTGAAACATCTAAAACAGGAGAAACTTATATTGAAACAGTTGAAGGTATGCAATTTAGTAGAGGTTATAAATCACCATATTTTGTTACTAATAACAATAATATGACTTGTGTTTTAGATAATCCTTATGTTTTGATAGTTGATGGTAGATTAACTACAGTAAAAGAATTATTACCAATTTTAGAAGCAGTAGGTAATACAGCAAAACCATTACTTATTATAGCCGAAGATATTGATAATGAAGCATTAGCTACTCTTATTGTTAATAAAATGAGAGGTACTCTTCAAGTTTGTGCTGTTAAAGCACCTGAATTTGGAGATAGAAGAAAATTAGTTCTTGAGGATATTGCTATTACAACTGGTGGTCAAGTATTCAGTAAAGAAAAAGGTATGAAACTTGATAAATTTAGTTGGGATTGGTTTGGTGAAGCAAGAACAGTTACTGTAGAAAAAGAACAAACTACTATTGTTGATGGAAAAGGTGATGCTGAAGCAATTGAAAAAAGAGTAGAAGAATTAACTACACAAATTGATAAAGCTCAAACACCATATGAAGTAGAACAATTACAAAATAGATTAGGTAAATTTGTAGGTGGAGTTGCTATTATCCATGTTGGTGGTAATACTGAAACTGAAGTAATGGAAAAAAAGGATAGAGTAGATGACGCTTTACATGCTACAAGAGCTGCTATTGAAGAAGGAGTAGTACCAGGTGGTGGAGCTGCTTTATTATATGCTTCACAAGTATTAGAAGGTGATACTTTAGGTAGTAAAATTGTAAAACAAGCATGTCAAAAACCATTTGAACAGATTCTTGTAAATGCTGGATATGATTCAAATGATGCTACTTATCTTGGCAGATTTAGATTAATTGATTCTGGTAATGATTTTTGGGCGGGTATTGATGTTGATACTGGTGAAGTTATTAACCTTAAAGAATCAGGTATTTTAGATCCAACTAAAGTAACTAGATTAGCTTTACAAAATGCTGCTTCAGTTGCTGGTTCTATTCTATTAACAGAATGTATTATAGTTGAAGATAAAGATGGTGACGAATTTAAAGAAAGAGGACATGAAGGTATAGGAGTTCCTCAACCTAATGTTGGATTTTAGTAAAATAATTCGTATATTATAGTTATGGCAAAAAAAGTTTTAGAAGAGAATATTTTAATAGCTCGAAGAGTCCCCCCTGGGGATAAATGGAGATTGGTTGCAAATGAACCTGATGGTCCCGTTCACAAATCCTTGACTGAAACCTTGGAGGCCTATATGGTTAAAACTGGCTTTAAAGGGGAGTATCGTCTTGCTCCCCTGAAAAGTGAGTTATTTGCTATATCAAGTGAAGAAGTAGAAGTAAAACCAGAACCAGAAAAAAAATATTCTATTTATGGAGAATACTAATCATAGTTTATTAGTTGAAAAATATAGACCTAATGTATTAGAAAACTATGTAGGTAATAAAAATATTAAATCTGTAATATCAAAATATCTAGAACAAAATGATATTCAGAATTTTGTATTTTATGGACCTGCTGGTACAGGAAAAACTACATTAGCTAAATTAATAGTAAATAATTTAGATTGTGATTATATCTACATAAACGCTAGTGATGAAAGAGGTATTGAAACAATTAGAGATAAAGTAAATGGATTTGCATCTGTAGCATCATTTAAACCACTTAAAGTAGTTATATTAGATGAAGCAGATTTCCTAACTATTCAAGCCCAAGCATCATTACGTAATATAATAGAAACATTTTCCAGAACTACTAGATTTATTTTAACTTGTAATTATGTAGAGCGAATAATTGATCCACTACAATCAAGATGTCAAGTACTAAAAGTAGTTCCACCAACTAAAAAAATTGCAGCACTTCATTTATTAAAAATACTAGATCAAGAAAATATAAAACATACAGATGAAGATATAATTAATATAGTAAATCAATTTTATCCTGATTTAAGAAAGTGTATTAATACTATTCAAGCTAATACTGTTGATTCACAACTTAAATTAGATAAATCCGTTTTATTTTCATCTAATTATGTTGATAAAGTAATAAATGAATTAAGTAAAGATAAACCTAGTTTTAAACAAATAAGACAGATAATTGCTGATGCTAATACAGATGATTATGAAGAATTATTTAGAGAATTATTTGATAGTGCTAGTGAATATCTACCAGGTAAAGAAGGTACAGTAGCTGGATTAGTTAATGACCATCAATACAAAGCTAATTTTAGAATAGATAAAGAAATTAATGTAATGAGTTTAATTAATAATATAATAAATAATAAGTAATATGAAAAATCAAAAACCAAGAGGAAATATGGGGGGAATGGCAGGAGGCCAACCACCACAAATGCCTATTGACCTAACTACTACTACTGGAGTTAAAAATTCTAAAGGTACTAGTATATTTAAATCAGCGGTAATATTAAGAAAAATATCTAAATATGTAGCTGGTACTGATTCAGATGCTATAATGCCAATACCAGTATTTATTGATCCTTATAATGATAAGATCATTGCTGATGGTTTACCACCTGAATTAAGAGAAGAATTAGCTGACGAAAGCGTACTTACTGCAAGCAGTGATTAAGAATATTTGGGATTGGCTAAAACAAATCAATACTGTAAAATCTCCCTCTAGTTCATTTAGTGATAAAGATTGGGAGATTTGGAACAGTTATATGATACATAGATTTTTATCTATGAATCCAGATTTCATAGATATTGTAAATGAGGTACAAAGTATAAATCCTCAAAACAAAAAACAAATTTATACTATTTATAGGGAATTTATTCCTGTAAATAATAAATGGAATAAATATATTAAATCCAATATCAAACAACATAAAACTGAGTTATTAACACATTTATCTAATTATTGGGAATGTTCGCAAAATGAAGTTAAAGAATATTTAAATTTTTTGGAAGATGATGTTATTTTACGTATATTGGAGCGTATAGGTTTAGATAAAAAAGAAATAAATAAATTATTATGAATATAGAAGTATACAATTTTTTAAAAAAAGAAGCTGAAGCTGATAAAGCAAAAGCATTAGCAAGTGTAAAATTACTAACTGGGCATCCTGCAGGTATAGGTGATCATTCAACTAAAGATTATTGGGATAATTGTACTGAAGCCCTTAAATTATTAGCTTCTGCTGAAGAAAGGTTAGAAGTATTAGATAAATACTTTAACAATAAAGAGCAGGTTAATGGGTGATAGTGTTAAAAAGTACTATGAAATAATTAGTGAGGAAGAAATGGATAAATTAGAAAAATCAACTGAAACAATTGACGGCTTAGGTGTTATAGAGGTATTTGAAACTGAATACCCTGAATTAGCTGATGAATTTAAATCAATACAATCAGAAATGTATGAAATGTTTGCTCGTAAACATATGGATTATGGTTTAAATAATATTGCTTTAGGAGGTGATTTAACTGATGAATCAGATAAAAAATTCTCATTAACAGGTTTATGTATTAGACTTACAGATAAAATTTCTAGATTAAAAAACCTTCTTTCTAATGGTAAAAACTATGTTAAAGGAGAAGGAATGGAAGACACGTTTATTGATATAGCCAACTATGGTATTATTGGCTTATTAGTAGGACGTGACAAATGGAAAAAATAAATTTTGGCTAAAAAAATCCCGAAAATAGTAAAGGAGATTATTAATAATCCTCCACATGAGATTGATTATTCTTATCAGAAAAATATTTCATATTCTCAAATATCAATGTTCAAGCAATGTCCCCATAAATGGAAATTGCATTACAAGGATAAAATCAATCAAAGGGATACCTCTATTTATTTAGTTTTTGGTATTGCCATTCACGAAGTTATTCAGGAGTATTTAAAAGTATTTTATAATGTTAGTAAAGTAAAGGCTAACGAATTAGATTTAGAAACAATATTTCAAGAAAAGTTTATTGAATCATATCAAAAACAATATAAAGATAATAACAATGAACATTTTTCTTCTGCTATTGAAATGAGGGAATTTTATGAAGATGGAGTTGAAATATTAAGGTTTTTTAAAAAGAAAATTGGTAGATATTTTTCAAAACGGGGCACTTATTTAGTTGGGATTGAATTACCCATTATTAATGCTCCTAATAAAATGTTAAATAATATTTTATTTATGGGAATGATTGATATTATTCTTTATAATGAAAATTCTGATACATTTGATATTATTGATATTAAAACAAGTACTAGAGGGTGGCATGATAAAATGAAGAAAAATGAGGATAAACAATTCCAACTTATTTTATATAAAAAATATTTTTCAGAATTATATAATATTCCATTAGATAAAATTGATATTAAATTTTTTATTGTTAAAAGAAAATTATATGAAAATGTAGATTGGACTCAAACAAGGATTCAAGAATTTAGTCCTCCTAGTGGTAAAATTAAAATGGGTAGAGCTACTAGATATGTAAATGATTTTATGTCTCAAGTATTTGATTCCCAAGGTAAAATAAAAGAACAAAATTATCCATGTACATGTGGATATTGTGAATAAAAGAGCAATTTTTTAAAAATTGTATATATGTATAACAAAATATATGTTATTAAATAATTAAGATTATGAGTAAAAATCAAATGACACTTACGAGTGTAAAAGTTCAAACTGGTTTATTCAACGATTTTAAAATAGAATGTGTTAAGCGAAAGTTTTCATTTCAAAAACTTGCTGACCGTGCTCTATTTTTGTATCTTACGGATGATGATTTTAGGAAAAAAATTACAAACCAAATAAACCTTGAACGATAAAAATTATGAATAAAAGTTTTGAGCGTCTTCCTAAAGATAAAAGGAAGAAAATATTATTAATTACTGATGATATCAGAGTTCATTCTGGAGTTGCTACAGTTGGAAAAGAAATTGTAGTAAAAACTTGTCACCATTTTAATTGGTGCCAAATAGCAGGGGCTATTAAACATCCTGATAAACAAAAAAGGTTAGATATTAGTGGTGATCTAAGTAAAGAAGCGGGTATTGATGATGCTTATGGTATGTTATATCCTACAGATGGCTACGGTAATGCCAATATGTTAAGATCAGTTATTGCTAGTGAAAAACCAGATGCTATACTTTTAATTACTGATCCTAGATATTTTCTTTATATCTTTAATATGGAACAGGAAATTAGAAAACAAATTCCAATTGCTTATCTTAATATCTGGGATGATTACCCAGCACCAAGATATAATCAAGCATATTATGAAGCTTGTGATTTATTAATGGGTATATCAAAACAAACAGTTAATATAAATAAATTAGTATTAGATGATTGTGATAATAGTAAACGTATATTTAAATACGTTCCCCACGGTTTAAATCATAACCATTATTTCCCAGTTGATGAAGATAATATAGATTATATTAATTTTAGAGATAAAGTATTTAGTGGAGATGAAGTAGATTTTGCAATGTTTTTTAATTCTAGAAATATTAGAAGAAAACAAATTCCAGATTCTATACTTGCCTGGAGAGTATTTTTAGATTCTTTACCTTTAGAAAAAGCTCAAAAATGTAGATTTATTTTACACACTGAAATTTCTTCTGATCATGGTACTGATTTAGCTAGAGTAGTAGAATACTTTTTAGGTGAAAAATATGAAGATACAGTTGTATTTTCTCGTAATAAGTTATCAAGAAAAGAATTAAACTTTTTATATAATATAGCTGATGTTCAAATACTTTTAACTTCAAATGAAGGTTGGGGGTTAACAATTACTGAAGCTATATTAGCAGGTACACCTATTATAGCTAATAGTACTGGTGGTATGCAAGATCAAATGGGATTTTTAGATGATGATGGTAATTGGTTTACACCAAGTAGAGAAATACCTTCAAATCATAGAGGCACATTTAAAAAACATGGTGAATGGGCATTTCCAGTTTATCCTACTAATAGATCAGTTCAAGGTTCACCTTTAACACCTTACATTTATGATGATAGATGTAAATGGGAAGATGCTGTTGATAGAATTAAAGAGTGCTATGCATTAGGAAGAAAAGAATTAAAACGAAGAGGTAAAGTAGGAAGAGAATGGGCTATTAGCGATGAAATAGGCTTTACAGCTGATAAACAAGCAGAAAGAGTATTAGAAGGATTTACTGAATTATTTAAAATTTGGGAACCAAAACCTAAATTTGAAATAGTAAATGCTACAGAATACAACGGATTATTTTTAAACCATAAATTAATATATTAATGAGTAAACCAAGTTTTTATATAAGTTGCCCTTTTGACACATATAGTGGTTATGGGGCTAGATCAAGAGATATTGTTAAAGCAATTATTGATTTAGATAGGTATGACGTAAAATTACTCTCACAAATGTGGGGTTCTACTTCTTGGGGGTTTATTAATGATAACCCCGAGTGGGCATTTCTAAAAGATTATGCTATACCAGGTTTTGATGCAAGAGAAGTAAAACCTGATATTTGGATGCAAATTACTATTCCTAATGAATTTCAACCTTTAGGTAAATATAATATTGGTTGTACTGCTGGTATTGAATCTACAGGTTGTGATGCTAAATGGGTTGAAGGTCTTAATAGAATGGATATGAATTGGGTTTCTTCTAATCATAGTAAAAAAGTATTTGAAGGAGTTGCTTTTGATATTATGGATAATAAAACCAATAAAAAAACAGGCCAACAATTAAAATTAAACAAACCCATGTTTACTGTCTTTGAGGGTGCTGATTTAGATGTTTATAAACATATTGAATCAAAAGATATTACTTTAAACCTATCAGAAATTAAAGAACAATTTTTATTTTTAGTTGTTGGACATTGGATGCAAGGTGATGTTGGTCATGATAGAAAAAATATTGGTCTTACAGTAAAGGCATTTTTTGAAACATTTAAAAATAGTAGGGGTTCAACACCTGCTTTATTACTAAAGTGTTCTAATGGAGCAGATAATGCTATAAGTAGACAAGCACTATTAGATAAAATAAAATCAATTAAAAAAACAGTAAAAGGTAAATTGCCAAATGTTTATTTAATGACTGGTGAATTAGAAAATTCTGAAATGAACGAATTATATAACCACCCTAAAGTAAAGGCTATGGTTAGTTTTACTAAAGGAGAAGGTTTTGGTAGACCATTAATGGAATTTTGTTTATCTAAAAAACCAGTAATTGCTTCAGGTTGGTCTGGACAATTAGATTTTTTAAATTCTAATTTTACTACTTTATTACCTGGTAAGTTAGAAGATGTTCATCCAAGTGCGGCTAATCAATGGTTAGTAAAAGGAACTAGATGGTTTGCTCCTGATTTACCTTCAATGGGTAAATCATTTAAAAATGTTTATAGTAAATATAAAAATTATATTGTGCCAGCAAGAAAACAAGGGCACTATATTAGAGAAAATTTTAGTTGGGAAAAAATGAAGGATTTAGTTGGTGAAATATTATTAAATAATACACCTAAAGAGTTTCCAAAACAAACAGCTTTAAAAATGCCTACATTAAATAATCCATCTAATATACAATTACCTAAAATACAATAATTATGCAATACGATGAAATAATAAATTGTCCTAAATCAGGAGGTGATTTATGTTATAAAGTTGAAATAAATAATGAAATAACAAATTATTTAAGTATATCTTGTGGGTTTTGGACTAATTCATTAATGATATCTGGAAGTGATTTTTACAATGAACAAGTAAGTACACTACCAGAACTTTATAAAGATATAGCTTGGACTGATCCTGAAACTAATTTTATTTGGATTCCTAATACAATTAATATTGAAGATAAAGGTATGGTTTTCGCTAACGGAACTCATGCTGATGATTGGAATTGGGCTGCTGTAAAGGCAATACCATTAGAAGAGGGTGAAGAAGCAAAAGTTGAAGGACAAAAATATAAAATGGATATGGCTAATATGACTTTATTTAAAGAGCGTGACTATATGGATGCTCTTTCACATATTGGATTATTACCAGAATAATATGAAAATAAGTTACGCTATAACAGTTTGTAATGAGTTTGTAGAAATACAAAAGTTAATGTCATTTCTTTTAGAAAATAAAAGAGATAAAGACGAAATAGTGGTATTATATGATCAAAAAAATGGCCATGAAGGAGTTGAAGAATATTTACGTTCTCATTCTGTTAATAATGAATTCGTTTGGTTTGGAAAGGACTTCAATGATCATTTTGCCGATTGGAAAAATTATCTTACTGAATTATGTTCAGGAGATTTTATATTTCAAATAGATGCAGATGAAATACCAAATAAAATACTTATAGATAATTTACCTCAAATTATTAAGGAAAATCCTGATAATGAGGTTTATTGTGTACCTAGGGTTAATACAGTAGAAGGTTTGACCCCAGAACACTTACAAAAATGGGGATGGAAACTAACTAATGATAAATGGATTAATTGGCCTGATTATCAATGGAGAATTTACAAAAACAAACCAGAAATAAGATGGATAAATAAAGTTCATGAAAAATTAGAAGGATTTAAAACATATGCTCCTCTTCCTGATTCGGAAGATTTAGCATTATACCATCCTAAGGATATTAAACGACAAGAAAAACAAAACGAATATTATGACACCCTCCTCCCAAATACCATTATTTAAAGTTTTTATGGCTCCAACTGCAAAAGAAAAAGTTGGGGAAGTATTAGACAGTGGTTTTATAGGTCAAGGACCTAAAGTAGATGAATTTGAAAAAAACTTACAAACTTGGTTTAATAATAAAAATGTTCAAACACTTAATGCTGGTACCTCTGCATTACATATGGCTTTACATTTATTAAAAAAACCTAAACCACATTGGGATGAAGATGTATTTCAGGGTGTTGCTTATGTTTCTCATAATTGGCCAGGTTTAGAGCCTGGAGATGAAGTTTTATGTACAGCAATGACTTGTACTGCTTCTAATTGGCCCGTTTTAGCTAATGGTTTAAAAATTAAATGGGTAGATATAGATCCAAAAACATTAAATATGGATTTGGATGATTTAAAAAGAAAAATAACTAAAAAAACTAAAGTTATAATGGGTGTTCATTGGGGTGGATATCCAATTGATTTAGATAAATTAAGAGAAATTAGAACTAGTTTCAGAAGCGAATTTGGTTGGGCACCTGCTGTTATTGAAGATGGGGCTCATTCATTTGGTTCTGAATATAAGGGGAAAAAGATAGGTAATCATGGAAATTTAACTATGTTTTCCCTCCAAGCCATCAAACATGTTACCTCAATTGATGGCGGAATTTTGATTTCCCCACATGATGAATTGCATAGTAGAGGAAAATTGGTTAGATGGTACGGAATAGATAGAGATGGTGATAGAAAGGATTTTAGATGTGAAGCAGATATACCTGAGTGGGGATTCAAATTCCATATGAATGATGTTTGTGCAACAGTTGGAAATGAAAATTTACAACATGCAAATAATATTATTTCACAACATAGAGAAAATGCCGCTTATTACGATTCAAACCTACAAAATATTCCTGGTGTAACATTACTTGAAAGACAAGAAGGATTTAATTCAGCATTTTGGATTTATTCTTTATTAGTAGATAATAGAGATGGATTTTATAAGTATATGGATGAATGTAATATTTCAGTATCTCAAGTACATGAGAGAAATGATAAACATACCTGTGTACAGGAATTTAAAACTGAATTGCCAAATCTAGATAATACAATAGGCAAGATTGTAAACATACCTGTAGGATGGTGGGTTTCAAAAGAAGAAAGAAAATATATTGTTGATTGTATTAAAAAGGGATGGTAACAGATAAATTTGACTATTTAATTAATTTTTGGTTTGGTCCTAGAAGTTCTAGCAAACAGTTTATCTATGAAAAAGGTAAAGCTGAAAGAGAAAGAAATAATTTTGGTCAATGGTACTATCAAATACACCAATATTATCTTTTAAATGCTCATTGCAAATTCTTAAAAAAACATTTAGATAAATTACCTATTAATAATATTGTTTTTGTGGTTAATGTTTGGAAAGAAAGACATAAACCAAAAGAAATAAAGGAGGTTATTAAATGGTATGGTTTAGAAAATAAAATAAAAATAATTTATCATGATAATTCCAATCATTCCTATGGTGCTTGGAATGCAGGATTAAAAAAATTAGCTAAACATTCTGATTCAAGGTTTGTTTTTAACTGTGAAGACGATTATTTACCTGTTGATGAAAGATTTTATCAACCATTCTATGAGCAATTTATT